CTTGGCGCTTGCCTGCGACAATCCGCGGCTATCAACATAGAAATTTATGACGTCGTCACGGCTGATGCAGGGGCTAGCCTCGAAAAGATTTGCGCCGCCGGCATGCCACCAGCAGGCTCTAAAATCCTGCTTCATGCGAGCCAGTTTGCTGTCCTCTTTCAGCGGCGTTTCCGGCCCGTCGGACGGCATCAAAACGGCGCTGGCGACCTTCTCGCCGTCCTCGTCAAACCAGCCGGCAATCTCGACACGGTCCAGCGACGCGAAAATTGGATCGGCCAGTTCTGCATCTTTTGATTTGCGCTGCACGACTTCGATGACGTCACCCGGCACGACGCTGATCTCGATATCGAGTGCGCCTTTCCATGCGCTCGACCCGCGCGCCCGGTGTTGCGCCTCGGCTGATACGCCAGTGTGGTGCACCAGGATTACGGTGCAGTTAAACTCCTGGATCAGCGCGCCACAGGCGTCGAGCATTGTTTTGGTATCTTGAGCGCTGTTCTCATCGCCATCAAGGAAGCGGTGCAGCGTGTCCACCACGATAGCGGATGGCGTGACGGACAATGCCCGAATGGCGTCGGCTGTTTTTTGATAGCCAGCGGCGGTGTTGAGATCCAGGCCATGGCGTGACAGCCACATATCGAGACTGCGCACGTCGTGGCGCTGTTTCCAGGCGGCGACGCGGCCACGCAGGCCGTGGTGTCCTTCGCCGGCCAGATAGATCACCGGACCTGATCTAACCTTGTGGCCATGCCACTCGGCAATCGCGCCTTTGCTGGCTATCGACAGCACCATGTCCAGGACCAGGAATGTTTTACCGCCACCAGATGGACCATGGATCATAATGAGCGCGTCGCTTTGTATCCAGCGCTTGACCAGCCATTTGATCGGCGCGGGCTGTTTCGAGAAATCGTCGGCAGGGACCAGCCAATCATCGACCGGCGGGAATAGCAGACCGTGCAGGTCTTTGCCGGCCAGATGGTAATCGTTCGCATCTCCCAGATCGGGCGGCATGACGATCCTAGCGCCATGTTTGGCGGCGGCCTCGTCGGCTTTGTTGCGGCCAACGCCCGATGCGTCGTTATCCGCGACAATGACGATATCCTGCTGCGCGCCGTGGCGCTCGCGTAGCTGGCGCACCACTTCAGGCAAATTGTTGGCGCTATAGGCGATGACGACTGGACGGTTGGCGACCTCCCGGATTGTGGCAGCCGTCGCAAATCCCTCGGCGACAAATATTGTTCCGCCATCCAGATCGCCGAGTGTCCAGGAACAGCCGCGCGTTACCGCGCCGGAGTGGTAGCGCTTTTCATCACCGATATATTGCAGGCTGGAAAGGCTTCCATCCTCCGCAAACAGCGGGACGATCAAACGGCCATCGCCGGTAGCGCGGGCGCCATGCGCCTGAATGCCTTTGCGCCGGAGGTATGGATGATCGGCGCTGGCAGCAATTGCGCCGGCCCAGATGTCGGCAACAGTCTCGGCGGCGACCTCGGCCTTGCGCTTGCGCTCCTCATCGCGACGGGCCTTGGCCTCCGCTTGCCGGGCAATCAGGCGCATCTCCTCTGCGGGCGACAGCTTCCGGCCCACGTCGGCGCGAAACACCACGTCAATCTGATCTCGCCAGCAGCCAAATCGACCGGCAACGGGCTCGTCGGGAAATGCAACGTACCAGCCAGAATTGTCGCGAGATCGGCCTTTGGTCGAGAACCGATGCAAATTGCCATCGATCACGATATTCGACGGCGGGTTGATCCCAGCTGCAAGCATGGCGTCGGCAAGCTGGATCTCAGGCGGGTCGGCTGGCAGATCGGTTGGTATGCGGATTGGACCGCCAGGAAATTTAGCCATTATCGCGCACCCTATCATCTACAAGCTGACCGTGCCGCTGGGCGTCCAGCAATATCCCGCAGCAGGCCATGACGTGGCCAAGGTGCGAGACGCCGCTTTCCGGGTCGATATCCTCAACCTCCTGCCAAGCCTTGATGTGACGGAGCATGGCATGGATATAGACCGACGCGGCCACCTGCTTCTCGCGCCAGTTCCAAGCCCCGTACTTGTCGGCCCCTAGCTGGTGCGCGCCGGCAGCAGCTTCTAGGGCGGCAAGCGGGATCAGACCCAGACTTGGCTTCTGGATGCCGTAAATCGTTTTCGGGTTGTTATCCGGGAGGTCACTCATCGGCCTTTAGCTCCCCTGCCGTGAGGCGCTCGATCTGGTATTGACGCAGCATTGGTGGGCGCTCACCCCACCGGTAAATCCCGTGCGGCCAAATCCCGATGGCGTTGGCTAGGTCTTTGATCGATCCAAAATGCTGGATCGCATCGGCGGTGGTCATTTTTATTCTCCTCATTGCTGATTTTTTTAAACTTAGGTGTTGACGCGAATGCAGTCAATCCCTATATTCAACCTATGGCAAACGGAATTAACCGACCGCCAACACGGAGAACGAACATGGCCCGCACCGACGCCCACCGCCCAAGCGCAATCAACCCTGGTGACTATACATTCGTATCATTCCACGATCACCGCCCGGACGCCTGGGAGGTTGCCGTCGCCGAGCAAGCGGCCTTTCATGAGCATATGGCTCGCACCGGCGGAAAATTTAGCCACCATGATCACGGTGGCGTCTGTCACATTTGCGGCAACGTCAACGCGATGAGCGTCGCGCGTTTCTGGCACCGCCCAACCAACACCTACATTGAGGTGGGGGAGACTTGCGCCGAGAAAATGATCGATGGCGAAGCCATCAATTTTCGCTCTTTCCGCGAGCGCGTCGCTGCCGGCCTTGCTGCCGCTGCCGGCAAACGCAAAGCCGAGGGCATTTTGCGCGAGGCTGGCCTAGGCGCGGCCTGGGACGTGTACACGTCTGACAGTGATGGCGGCTATAGGGAGGAGGCGACCGTGCGGGACATTGTCAGCAAGCTGGTCCGATACGGATCCATAAGCGAGGCGCAAATTAACTTCCTGCGCACCCTGGCGGACCGCATTGAGCGTCGCGCCGAGATCGCCGCGCAGCGCACCGCCGAGCATGACGCCGCCGCCCCGGTCCCAGTGATTGACGAGCGCCTCGATATCGTGGCAGAGATTGTCTCCCGCCGCACCGAGGAAGGGGCATACGGCACCATCCATAAGGCGCTGTTCCGGCACGCCACCGGATACAAACTCTGGGGCACGCTGCCTAGTGCAATTGATACCGCAGAGCGCGGCGACACGGTCGCGTTTACCGCACGCATCACGGTCAGTGACCGCGACCCCAAATTCGGCTTTATCAGCCGGCCCGCCAAGGCTCGCATTGTAGCGCGCGCCGACAACGCCTAACCAACCGCGGGGCTTTGGCCCCGCCTCATCCACACAACCTGGAGGATATGCCAATGGCAATCAATCTACAAAACACGAACGATCAGCGAGCCAACAGCATCAAGCTGTTGGTTTACGGCCAAGCCGGGGCTGGCAAGACCAGCTTGATCCCCACCATGCCAGCCCCGATCATCCTTAGCGCCGAGGGCGGGCTTCTGTCTATTCGGGACAGCAACATCCCGTTCATCGAGATCGACGGCATGGACACGCTGCGGGAGGCATACAAATGGCTGACCGGCAGCGATGAGGCCAAGGCGTTTGACAGCGTGGCGCTCGACAGCATCAGCGAGATCGCCGAGGTCTGCTTGGCCGCCGAGAAGGCCAAGGGTGGCGATGTGCGCAAAGCGTATGGAGAAATGCAAACCACTATGGCCGAGGTCGTCCGCTCGTTCAGAGATCTGCCGGGCCGGCACGTTCTATTCACCGCCAAACTGGACAAAACCCAGGATGAAATGGGCCGGATGCTCTATAGCCCATCCATGCCGGGCCAGAAAACCGGCCAAGCGCTGCCGTATTTTTTCGATCTGGTGCTAGCCCAGCGGGTCGAAAAAGATAGCGACGGCAACATCCAGCGGGCTTTGATGTGCCAATCCGACGGGCTGTGGCAGGCCAAGGATCGCAGCGGGAAACTTGACGCATGGGAAGCGCCGGACCTGGGCGCAATCATCGAGAAAATCGGAGGATAAAATGAAGTCCGAACTCAAAACCATCACGCCTGAGTGGGCGCAGTTTGTACTGGACAACTCCAATACTGACAACCGCAAGCTGCGACGGCATTGGGTGAATATCCTCGCCGATGCCATTAATCGCGGCGAGTGGCAAATCACGCATCAGGGCATTGCATTCGACAAAAACGGGATTTTGTTAGATGGCCAGCACCGCTTGTCGGCTATCGTGAAAAGCGGCAAATCCGTTTCGTTATATGTAATGACCGGCCTCCAGCCAGAGGCTTTCAAGGCCATTGATGCGCACGCAAAGCGGACTATGAGCGATCTTACAAAGCTGCCAAAGAAAACCGCGGAAGTATGCAAAGCCGCTGCACACTTTGCATACTCTGGAACCGCGTCACCGGACCAGGTAAAGAGGATCGCCGACGCCGGGCTTTCGGATATTCACAATGAACTCATAGCGTTCTGCGGAGCCACAACGACGGTATTTTCGTCTGCACCAATCCGCCTAATGGCCTGCGCCTTGATCTTGGATGACAAAACAAAGCGTGATCATGTGATGCATTCGTACAGAAGGCTATGCACCCATGACTTTGTGAACATGACACCGTATGAGGCAACCTTCGCCAAGCGCGTTGCGTCTGGGATTGAAAGGTATGCAGGCGGCAGCTCAAGCCCAAGGTTGTTGGCTATTGCATACAAAGTCTTTGATGCGAATAGTCAAAACCTGATCAAGTTATATGTCACGGACACGGACATCAAGGTTGCCATACAGTTCATCAAAAACATGATTTCAGGGGTGCTGAAATGAATTTGGACTTAGACACAGCCGCCGCCGAGTGGATCGCAGCCAAAGAAGCCGAGCGCGAAGCGGTCGAGCGTCGCCGAGCGCTGGAGGACCATATGCTTTCGCTGCTGGGCGTGCCGGACACGCTGGATGGTACGGCAACCACCGAGACTGACGGCGGACACAAAATAAAAGTGGTCGGTCGGATCGGCCGCAAGGTCGATGGCGATCTGGCCCAAGAAATCGCGGCAGAGCATGGCTTGGAAAATTATCTGGCCAAGCTGTTCCGCTGGAAGCCGGATCTTGACTTAGCCGCCTGGAAAGCAACCGACCCAGAGGTCACAAACCCATTCCTAAAGGCGATCACAAGCAAACCCGGTCGCCCATCATTCACCATCGAACAGGAGTAAAAAGATGGCATTTTTCACCAACACGATCAGCTTGGCGGACATCCCGCAAGACGATGAGCGCGGTCCGATGGAGCCGATCCCTGCAGGCGTTTACGACGTTGTAGTGCAAGGCATTGACTTGCGCACGACCAAGGCCGGAACGGGTCAGTATATGGCGACCCGGCTCGACGTCACAGGCCCGACGCATCAAGGCCGAGTGCTCTGGACCAACATCAACTTTGACAATCCAAATCCGGCAGCGACGGCCATCGGCCTGCGTCAGCTTGGCGAGCTGATGAAAGCGGTCGGCGTCGATCCGGTTGACGACACCGACCAATTGCTGGGCGGGCGGTTAAAGGCGACGGTCACGATCAAGGATGACGTTCAATATGGTCGCAGAAACGAAGTGAAAAAGTTGAAAAGCGCTGCGCCGGATCGGTCGTCGGCACCGTTGCTGGACAAAGCCGCGCCAACCGCAAAATCGTCCAGCCCGCCGTGGGCTCGCTAAACAGGGAGCCGGGGCGAGAGCCCCGGCAATAACCATGACAAAAATGCCTGACAGCATCGACCGGGTAGCTCTAGCTATCGACGCCTACCACGAAAAACAAACCGACCAACCGCGCCCGCACCTGGGCGCGTCAATCCTTGGCCATCACTGCGACCGATGGATATGGCTATCATTCCGCTGGGCCGTCCGCGAGCAAATACCGGGTCGGGTGCGGCGGCTATTCCGGCGCGGTCACAACGAAGAGGCGCTGATCGTCAAAGACCTGCGCGCCATTGGCATCAACATCCGCGCAACCGAGTATGACCAGACCAGGATCGACTTTGGCACGCACATTGCCGGATCGGTCGATGGCATCATCGAAGGCGGCGTACCGGGCGCGGAGACCGCTAGGCACATTGCCGAGTTCAAGACGCACAACAAAAAATCGTTTGACGATCT